CGGCTAAGTGAATCCCTAAGCTGCGATTCCTTTAGAAACGCGATCGCGCGCGACCCTAACCGAAGAGCCTAGGCGCGAGTGATTTCGAGAATGCGTTCGAGCCCGAGTTTTTCAAGGTTTTTCGCGGCCCAATACCCTTGGTTATACGCAGACGCACAGGCGCTGAAGCGGTACTCGTGATGTGGTCCGCCGAGGGCCTCATCCCATCCGAAACGCGCCGCCTCCTCGATGCCTCCGCGAACCTGAACGGGGAGAAACCTGCGTTTGATAAGCACCTCGGCGATCGTCGTGATGATGGTTCCGCGATCCTGAATCGTGGTTTCCGTTTTCTCCATTAGCCCATTCTCCATTCATAAGAGCCAATCACAACGACTGACTACACACCCAATATACTATACTATTGTACTTCTGTCCACCCCTTACGAACACAATGCTATAATGAGCACCAATTATGGAGAGGAAACCACTTCCGAAAAGAAAGCCAACTCAGCCAAAACCTATTCAAGATGCCCTCAAACTCGTAGCCAAACACCTCAAAACCCTAAACTCTAGTGAAGTCACCAAAGCCATAGAACACTGGCCCAAATGCATCAGAGATCAAAACATCATCCCATCGGCTAGAGTCTATAGAGCCTTTATGGTGAACACCGAACCCGTATATTGCTCTGATAGATGCAAAATACTAATGGTAAATAGGCAAACGAGGCAACGCAAGCGCACTCTCCAGCGTGAATCCGAGGCGTTTACGAGGGCTTTGACCGGTGTGGAGCTGGTGAGTGAGGCTGCGATCGCGCCGGCAGAAGTGCTCTATAAGGAAGTGTATGTACCGCAACTGGGCATCTATAAACGCATCCCGATAGACTGAACCACAGTATAAACATCAGCAAATAGTGATTTACTGAGATAGTATCGAGGCTGCTTCCCTCGTAATATCCCAATCTGTGATGTTTACTGCATCCTAAAACGAACAGACTGGGGTAACGCCACCGTACGAAACCGCGATTCATTCGGTGGGGGCATAGCGAGGCGGGGCGCGTACGCACGCGTAGCCGCGCACGGTCGCATGAGCACGGAGGGGGCCACTCCCCCAGTAGGCCCCGCCCACGCTATTTTACAGTCCCTCCCATCTCCACACGCGTATAATTTCATATTTTCAAAGATCCAGTCTCCACACGCGTATTGTTTTAGGATTTGGGTGAAGGGAGTTGGGTATACGGGAGTATGCTTGTAATCATCATTGTGGTTTTGCTCTTGATTGGTTTACTTGGTGCGGTGGGTGAGTGGCCTTCTCAGTATGGTCGTGCGTGGAGTTTAGTTGCGTGGCTAACGCTTTTGTGTTTATTTTTGCTTGTGCATGGGCCGCGTTTTTGATAGGATTGGGCTAGGCCTGTTGGCTGGTAGAGAGCTGCCCCGGTTCCATTCCCGGGTGCGGCTCTTTTCTTTTTGTGGTGCCTATACTTTTGTGGTGTCGCTATGGTATAGGTGTGTCTATGGAGAATTATACGGTTGACGAGGTTATTCGTTTACACGAGGCGAGTTTAATAGATTACGATGAGGCTCGAGTGTTGCTTGGGATCTCGGTTCTGGATTCTGAGGTTGATGCGTAATCTGAAGGCGTGGAAAGATTTCACGTTTCGGATTGACCCGGTGCTTCATCGGTGTTTCAAGCAGAAGGCGTTTGATTTAGATGTTCCGGTAGCGAAGTTGTATCGGGATGTGCTTGCTCTTTACGCGGGGTATTCCACGTCGAAGGACGACCCTCGGTTTACCGCTGAGTATATGGGTGGGGAGTTGCCTCATATTCAGGAGCGTTCCGATGGGTATGTTGCGAAGATCGATGTGTTTCGTCGGTTGATGGAGAAGAAGTAAATGGGCCGCACAAAGAGGGCGGCGGGGGTTTCCAAGGCTCCTTTGGATTTGACGGCTCTTCATGCTCGGGCGAAAGAGTTGAAGATCCGTTCTTCAAAGCGGGTTGCTCTTTCGGTGCGGGTGGATGAGTCGTTGTATCTTGCGTTGATTGAGGCTGGCGAGAAGAAGGGTGTGGACCTTGCGGAGATTCTCCGTATGTCGATTGCGATGGGCTTGAAGCACGTTGACGAGTACGTGACGCCCGAGACGTTCAAGCCCGTGATGATCGCGCCGTGGGCATCCGCTACTCCGTCTCGCCCTTTCAATGCGGTGGAGCAGTTGGAGGGAATGGATATGCAAGACCCATTAGTTCGCGCTGCGCTATCGGGTGGGATGCACCGTCAGGCGGGGATGCAGCGTCCCATTCCTTTGATTGACGATGAAGACACAACGCCGGAAGACATTGCGGGGGATTTACAATGACGCCTTGGGGCAAGGGAACGCTCTTCGTGGAGCCTTTTCATGGGGACGGTTTGACACAGAGTATGATTTGGGTTGAGCATGACGAACGTCTGCCGACGGTCTTTGCTCGGGTTCATGCCTCATCTCGGCTCTCTGAGGATATCCCGCTTGGGTCTTTAGTGTTGACCTATCCTCACGCTTCGGATGTGGTGAAGTTTTCCGGTGGGAAGCTGCACGTTATGAGTGAGTTGGCCGTTCGTGCCGTCGTTTCTGAATAACCCGATATGCGGATATCAAGATGGAATATCGATCTTCGATGACGCGGAGCCGCCCGAAGACCTCTTTGACGTTCAAGGGTCTTCGTATGCGGACGATGACTCGGGCGTAGATCCCTGGGGGCCGATGGGCGAAGCCGACGTGTAGACCTTCTCTTATACGATGGTATACAGTAAATTATTCCTATCGTATAATGGTTTAGTGAAGGTGTCTGACGTTTGGTTTACCGGTGGATGAAAGTATTATCGCGGCTATCAAAGCGGGAGCCGTACTGGAGTATCGCGTCAACGAGCTCGAAACGGACCATCGTGATTTGCGGACACAGTTAGCGTCGCTCAGTAAGCAAGTCGGGGAAATCCCCGGCTTGATAAATCGCAAGTTCGAACAGCAATCTTGTAAATTCACCGAACAGGTCAAAGACCGCTGGGGCCGAGTTCTTCAGCTCGGCACTCTCTTTGCCGCCATCTCCGCCGTTGCCGTCTCGGTTCTCAAACATTGAACCCCACATGGCAAGCTGAAGTTCGGCGTCGGATTGGAATAGACGAAGGCCGCGAAGCAAAAGTCTATCTCGACTCAATGGGCATTCCAACGATCGGAATAGGGCTGAACTTACAAAGGTCGGATGCCCCGCTCTTGTTAGAGCGTGCGGGCGTAACGGACGTCTCCGGGATCTATCATGGCACGGTCACCCTCACCGAAGATCAGATCGACGACCTCTTTGATTTATCGTTCGCCCCTATTCTTGGAGACGCGGCGAGCTCGCTCCAACACTTCTCTGCGATGAGTGACGCTCGTCGCTTCGTCGTGTGCGACCTTGTGTATAATCTTGGGCTTGCCGGCTGGCTAGGTTTCTCTAACACTCGGGCACTTTTAGACCACGCAACCTCACTCTTAAAGACGGACGCATCTCACGCGCATCTGCTGTATGGGCTAGCAGCAGATCACCTAATGCAGTCGCCTTGGTACGGTCAGGTCGGCGATCGCGCAAAGCGGGACGTCGCAATGATCCGGTCGAGTGAATGGGTCGAGGCAACCGGAGCGGGTTAGTAAATTAGCGGGTGTTCCTATGGAAGTACGAGATGTGATACGATAGAATAAACACACTTGTATTTGTAGGAGATTCCTTGTGGCTTTTTCGTTGAACTCGTCCCTCGCGCTCGCCATCGAACTCGCCCAGGCGATCGCCTCGGTCGAAGCGGGCCAAACCGCCTCGGTGAATATCCCCGCCGAATCGTTCGCGATCGACGCTGGCCCCCTGGGTAAGCTCGACATTTCGACTCCGGTATTCGCCGTTTCGGTGAAAAAGGTCTAATGGTAGACTTCTTCCACTCGCACGTTGCGGGGTTCTCGGGCTTTGCGCTTGGGATAGTGGGAGCGATCGTAACCTACGGGCCGCAGTTAGCTTCCATTCTCCCTCCCAAAGCGCAAGCCGTTGTAGGCGCGGCGGTCTCGATCGCTGGCCTTATCATTGCGCTTTGCGGTAAGGGTCCGCTGGCACCAAAAGGGACCTAATGCGCGTTCTCTGCTGGCTCTTGGGTCATCAAGATAAGATGATCCACTATGCCATGTGGAGGTCTGACCTCGCCTGCATTTATGTGTGCTTTCGCTGTAAACGTGAAGAGACTCGCACCATTCATTCTCGCGTTGGCCGAACGAATCTAAGACCGTGATTACTACCAATTCGTTTAGGAGTTCCAAGATGAAGAAGACCCCGAAGAAGACCGACAAGAAAATGGCCGCGATGAAGAAGGGCCAAAAACTCGCGATGAAGTCACCGATGGGTGGCACGGAAAACAAAGCCAAGCCCGCCGAACTTATGGCTGCAATGTCAGGCAAGAAAGACATGAAGCCCGCCATGAAGATGACGGGCAAGAAGAAGCAGAGCAAAACCAAACGCCGCATCGGTAAGGTCTAAGCGTGGGTCGCCCCGCCCGCGTCCTCGTTCCCGAGATGGAGTACGAGTCGGGGATCGTCAACATTTACGAAGACCAACCCGAAATCGGACTGACGACAATTTCGTATGAGCCTACCGTGAACGAGTGGAATCTCGACGTCGGTGCCGGCGAGAAGTCCGTCACCATTCCAACGATCGCGTTCCGCAAGGCTCTCAAGGGGTATGGGAATGGACCCGCAGACTCCCTGTAACTCTATCGAGCTTCATGCCTAATCCAGAGTTTACTACTCTTAGTACGGTCGAGTTTGATCTCTGGAAGAAAACAATTCCGCCGATCGATTGGGATTGTTTTGTTTCCATGCACCACGGACAAGAGCCACACGCTCGATTTGTCTGCGCGTTGGATATTCTCGTCAACGTGCAAAAGCGAGAGGAGTCCATCGGGCTCATTGTGGACGCCTTCTGTATGGCTACTGGAGCATATTCGGGGGAGAGCAAGACGAGTCGTGAGGCTAAAGAATCGTTCGACCTTGATCCGGTCAGGTTTCTGTGGGACCGCATTCAGCGCAATGCGACCCGAGCGGTTAAGTCTCGAGTTGAGAGTTTGTTGGGTCAGGCTTTGGAGAGTCGGCTCAGCGCGCACCTCATTGCCCCCGACAATAAGGATTCAATCCTCAAAGATGCGATAGCGTTCGTGAAGATGGTTCGCGACGAAGAGAACCGAGAACGCGACCAACTCTTAGCGCGTGGTATTGAGCGATTGAAGGGCGATTCCGAGGCGAAGGTCCGAGCGTTTGAAAAGCCGAGCGTTGCCTCAGCGGTTGAGTATGTGAAACTCCTGACTGAGAAGTTCGGCACGAACGAAATGATAAACATTATCGAGCAGGCAGTTCCGAAGTCTCTTCAATGAGCGTAGCAGCCGGCGTTCGGGCCTACCTTGACCAAGCTCGCCGAGAGGCGTTAATCGGTAACGGTTTCAAGCATTTTGCAAAAAATTCGGGTATCGTACCGGACTACTGCGCTCAACCGCACGACGAAATGTGTGAAGAGTTAGAGCGGTGTATCCCGAATATACGTGTCGGGCGCAAGCGATTAAAAAAACTCTACCTCGCTCCACGTGGAACTTTTAAAACTTCGCTCATTCGCGCCCTCATCGTTTACTGCATCCTAAAGTGGCGTCATATTCGCATCGTCATCGCCCGTGCAAAGCACGACGAAGCAAAAGATGCTCTTGCGGCGATCAAGGCCATCTTCAAAACGAACGCTGTCATCTTAGACCTTTGGGGTGACTTAGGAGAAAAGGCTGCGGTCTGGAACGAAGAACAGATCCAGCTCGGCAACCAACAAGACCCCACGATCGGTACGTCCGCTCTTGGTATGTCGAAGACGGGCGCTCACCCTGACCTTATCGTGGTTGACGATCTTATCAACGATAAGAACTACGACTCTCCGAAAATCACCGAAGACGCGTGGAACGTCATTGTCTCGCTCTATGCCGTCATGGAGCCCTGGGCGTCGTTGCTCGTCTCGGGCACCCGGTGGGCGCGTAACGATATGTACGGGCGCATCATAACGGAAATTGCCGAGGACGAGAAGGCCAGCAGAGAGCCGTCGTGGAGCAAGTACGAACGCGGCCCCTGGCTCCCGGATGGATCGCTCTATTTCCCCGAGCGATTAGACGCGGTACAGCTTGAGCAACTCAAATGGGACTACCGTTCAAACCCACGCCGGTTTGCGGCGAACTATCTTAACCAGCCCTATGATGACGACACCCTTGTCTTCAAGCCCGAATACCTAGAGGGCCGTTTCTTTTCAGCCGACTTTTACCGATCGCCGTATCCGAATCTTGAGGTGCGGATGTCGAACGGGGAAATTAAAATTGTCCCGGTTGAAGTGACCATGACGATTGATCCCGCTCTGACGACGAATAAGCGTTCGGACTTCACAGGATATACCGTTGTCGGGTGGGACAAAGAATCGAACTGGTGGGTGCTCATGGCTCGTCAAGTCAAAGCCTCACCGTCCACCGTTGCGGACGAGATGCTACGAATCATTGGAATGTTCAATCCGCGTACGTGTCTTATCGAATCGGCACAAGCCGACGCAGGCATGGTGGCGCGCATTCAATCCGGCATTCAAGCTATGGGCGCTCAGACCACCGTGAAGTCATACCACGTCTTACGGGACGAGAAGCATGGCGAACGCGGGAAGAAACAACGCATCGAGGCTCTTCAGCCCTACTTCTATGAAAAGAAAATCTGGATACAAACCGGAGCGTGCGACCCGTTTTTAGAGCAGTATAACAAGTGGCCGGATACCATAGACGGGCACGAAGACGTTATCGACGCCCTTGCGATGCAGCGCCGTCAATGCACGCCATCGGCGTATTCAGTCGTGGAGGAAGCGCACGATCTGTATATGGCGGCTGAATATGACCCTGAGGATGAGGACGAAAATGAAATGGCGCAGGAGCGGAAGGATAACCGTGTTCTCGTTGGACGCGTGGGAAGGTCCTCTCAAACCTTAAATATACGATAGAGTATAGACGATTGTGTCTATTGTTGCTATTGTGTCAGTATGGGAAAACCTATTGGTCCTGCCGACAAAGACAATCGGCGTCATGTCGTTAAGTTTTCGCCGGCCCCTTCGGTCGGTGATTCGCTCAGACAGGGCGGTCGTCCGATGCGTGGTCCGGTTCCCGGCACCATCGCGGGCTCGCTCAAGCAGGGCGACAAGAACGCGCTCAACAGCATTGCTCCGGGCAAAGTGACGACCATTCGTGGATCGTTTAAGCAATGAGCAAAATGAAGAAAACCAAGATGGTCAAAGCCGCGTCGACCCCGAAAGACGGCGGCGTTCCTGCTGCGTTTCATCCGTCCGTTCCGAAGGGCGAAATGACTGCCTACGATCGCGGTGGATATAACATTTCGGGCGGTCACAAAAAGAAATAACCGTGGCAAAGAAGCTGGATGCTTCGTCCACGCTCTTTCCCAAAGACGCCCTTATCTCGATCAGTCACGGGGCGGGAAAGCTCGACGCCGAAGAATGGAACTCGCTAGGAATTGATTTGTGGTCGAATATCCAGACCGCAATCAATTCGCGTTCCACGCTCGAGCAGAACCTTCAGATATGGACCGCTCTGTACGAGATGGACATTCCCGATTCCGGGGACGATGAACGGTGGGAAGACTCCGCGAATATCTTCATTCCGGTCGTCCCATCTGAGCTCGATGCGATGGTGTCCTACCTCGCCGCTCAAATATTCGTGCAGCGGTTTATCATTGTTTCCGGCAACACTCAGGCCGCAGCAGACTCATCCAATCAGGTCGAACGCTACTACAACGCCGAGCTCGTCCGCAAGCGTGGGCAGACGACGTGGTTGAACGACTTAAAGACCGTCATGCACTTAGGCCTGCGTGACGGTACGGCTATTCTAGAGGCGGTATGGCGCACGGATAGACGCAAGCAACTGACTCCGGTCTTTGAGCCGGTCATGGATGCGGACGGTATCTCCCCCCTCATGGACAGTAACGGACAGCCCGTTACGAAGCGGATCATGGTTGAGCAAATGGTCACGCGCTACGACGACGTGCAGTTCGAAGCGGTCCTGCTAAAAGACTTTCTCATCATGCCGTCCGAGTCATGTTCGATTGACGACGCGATCGGTGTAGCGAAGGCGGAGTGGCCGACTGAAGCGCGCTTGATGGAGATGGTCAAGGACGAACTACTTGATGAAGAAGAAGTCGAGAAAGCTCTGTCTTACGTTCCCTCGGGAACCTCCGATGTGTCGGGCGACCGTCAGGGCACCTACGATAAAGAGATCGGTGGGCAGATAGATATTGGTGAGGGCATGGGCTCCACCACTTCTAAGTTCTTTGCCAATCGCGGCCCCATCAAAATGTGGCGCGTCCATTCGTGCGCTTACGATATGAACCGAGACGGCATCCCCGAAGAGAACGTCTTTTGGATTCACGAAGGCTCAAACCGGATGATCGGTTGGGCACCGTATGAGTACGTTGTCCCGGAGCGTCCGTTCTTTTCGTGGAGTCCGTTCCCGCGTCCGAAACGATTCTATGGGTATTCGCTTGTCGAGCGTCTTGCCGACCTCCAAGCCGAGATCAACGCCATTCACAATCAGCGCCGAGACGCGATTGACTTGCACTTGTCCCCGCCGTTCCTAGAGAAGCAAGGCGTTGAGATTCAAAATAAGGGAATGCGTTGGGGTCCGAATGCGAAGTGGATTGTGGAGGATCACGATGCTATTACCGTGTTGCAGATTCCGCAGATGCCCCCGGATGCGGCGCAAGAAGAAGCTCTGCTTAATTCCTATGTTGCGAAACTCACGGGTAACGATGCGCCCCAACTAGGCGCAGGGAGTGCGACTCGTCGTTCGGCGACCGAGGCCAAGCAGAAGCAAGCCGCGTCTACTGTGCGATCAACGAACGTCTCGATGAACTTCCGGTATTTTTGTCGCAACGTGTTCGACTTCGTTCATCGGTTGAAGCTACAGTATTTACCAGATAACCCCGACTTCTTCGAGGGGGATCAGAAGTATGCCGTATCGCGAGACGTCCTTGCTCGAGACTATCGCATTGAAGTCGCTGGCGCATCCGACCCGTTGGACGCAAACTCGCGTCGAATGGAAGCCCAAGCCCTCTTTGCTCAACTTTCTCAGTATCCCGACATTATGCAAGATGCGGTCAAGCGGTACGAACTGCTGAAAATGTTCCTTGAGGCAAACGATATTGTCCCTGACAAACTCGCGGGCACGGAGCAAGAGGCGAAACAAAAGCAACAGCAAGAGCAGCAGATGGCGCAGATGCAGGCTCAGGCTGCGGCGCAAGGCGGTCAGCCTCAAGGTGGTAAGCCGCAGGGTCTTGCTCACCAGTTAGGCGTGGCATGAAGCCCCCTACTCCGAAGTCTGAGCGGGACGAGCTGCTTAAAGAGTTCTTTGATACGAGCGGCTACGGTGAGTTCAAGAAGCGACTCATCGAATACCTAATGACCAAGCGCCGTGGCATTCTCAGCGACAGCGCGGAGCCCGAAGATATGCTTCGTCGTATTCGCGAAATGCGCGGCGTGTATCAAGCGATGATGTCAATTTACTTAGCAGTCGGAGCAACGATGCCCGACGATTTACGAAAGGCATTTGAGTAATGGAAGAAGATGATCTTCTCTCTGGACTGACACCCGACGCTGGCCTCTTAGGAAACACCCTGGGGGATGTTGGTGGTGCGCTCGAAGGTGCGGACACGGAACTGGATGACCAGGGTCAGCCCATCGTCAAACCCGTAACCGTAGCGGATCTCCAAGCGAAACTTGCTCGCGTTGAACAGAAGTCCGCAGACGATGTTCGGTTTGCGGTGCTGGAAGCAAAACTTGCCGCAGCGGAAGAACGCTCAAAGGGTGGCTACAACGCACCCCCTCCGCAACCGCAATATTCCAAAGAACAAATTGCCGAGTATAACGAGAAGATCCTCACCGACTTCTCGGCCAACCCGCTTGGGTTCTTGGAGCGGTTCAAGGCCGGCGTTCTTGAAGACGCTCGTCAAATGTACGCTACCAACGCGAACCCGGCTCTTGGGAATGCGGCGGAAATGATGATCGACGGCTTCATTACGAAGCAATCGAAAGGCATCCCTGATTCTGCCTACGTCGAAGCCGTTAAGGTATTCGAGAGCGAGATGGACGAGATTGATCGCGCTTCGCTTATGTCCATGACTCGCGAAAAACGCGAAAAAGAATTGAAGCGGATTTGGACCTCAGCAATCGGCCAAGTCGCAATCAAGTCGTACCAGAACAAACCCGCTCCCGTTCGAACTCTTGGGGGCGGTACGACGGGCGGGACACCTGGACGCGGCGGAAGTTCCAAACTCGCAAAGATCGCTGCTGGCATGGGCTACACCGAGATCCAAGCTGCGCGCTTTCTCAAGACCTCAAAACTCACCGAAGACGAAGCTCTTCAAGCTCTTGGATAGGACGCAGTAAATGAATCAACGCGAAGATACGCAACAGATCATCGAGAACGCGGTTGTTGAAGAATACTCCAATCGCCATCGCGGAGCGCGTATTGCTCTCCCCAACGGTCGTTCCGTGCCGATGGATAAGAAGTATATGGCAATGCGGTATCCGGGAATCGATTCCACTCTCATGCTTGGTTCGCCCGAGTCCATGCTCAAGTCCCCGCGCAAGGGTGCCAAATACGTGTGGAAGAACCGCAAACTCGGCACGACGGCGGCTCTAATCCGTCAACAGGTTCTTCGTCCGGTGGGTGTAGACGAAGTTGATACCGAGCATCCGTATGCGCTCTTTCAAAGACTTGTTCTCGCCGGCAAGCCCGTCGTCGCATGGGAAAGTTTAATTCTCTGCGAGATGCCTCCGCATGAAGCCGATCGTCGTATCAACGTGTGGGCAGACTACGCGATTTCAAACTTGGTCGGCGCGTCTGACAAGTGGAAGAACGACGTCGCAACCGTATCGCACGGTCAGATGAAAGGCACGTTTGAGGTTACGAACCCAAGCTCTGAGGGCTAGTAAACTCTAGTATACGAACTGGTGTTCTATAATTAGGGGGCAACCGCTTGCGCGAGGTGCTCCCTTTTTGTTATGGTGATGACAATCGTATAGAGACAATAGTGACAATCGTCCTAAGTCTCCAGCTGTTGTGAGGATAGAACCATCGCCACTTATGCGTTTCGCGAGCCGATCGCCGTTCCGCTTGCAGGCACCGAAGGTCCCTGGCCTTCGCGAGTAGTCCCGGCACCCGGCGTATTCTTCCGACGCGGCGCGGTCCTCGTCAATGCGACCGTTGGATCGATCACGACTCCAGCGCCCACGGGGTCCATGGCACTCTTACCGGGTCCGACGCTCGCGCAGGTAACGCTTGGTACGACGGCTTCGGCCAACGCTCCGGCTCTTACGTACTATCACTACTTCACCTACACGGCGACGGCGAACGAATCGCTCATCAGTGGCCCGTATATCCAAAACGTCAACGCCGGTTTCGTCCCGAACCCAACGGTCCTAGCTCTCGGTGCTCCCGCTGCTGCGACCAACTCTGCGGTTTATACTTCGCTCTTGCCGACGTACGAAGCGTTGCAGCAGGCGACAAAGACGACGACCGCGCTCGGCACGCCCTTCGCTGAATCGTATCCACTGACCAACTCGATCTCGGCGGCAGGCGCGGCAACCAATGTCGCCGGCGCGCTTCTCGGTATCGCAAACGTTGATTCAAACGCAACATTCTTCTCGGGTGCCGGTGGCGCTCAGAGCGTCGGTAACACTTCGCTGTTCGGTGCGACCCAAAGTTTCCCGCCGCTCGATTCGCTCGGTGCGCTCGCGATTCCGACGACCAAACTTCAGAATTGCTTGTTCGAGTTCTCTCTCGTTCAGCCGTTCTTCCCCGCTCTGAACGGTACGCAAGTCGGGCTTACGCTCGATGCGACCACCGGCTTCTACGTCGTGGACACTTCGCAATCCAACAAGGTCGCGGTTATCACGGAGCTTTCGCAAGGTCCGGCTCCGTTCTACCCGACCATCGGCGACGTTGGCGCTCGCGTCAAAGTCTCTTTCATCGCTTCGGCGCTCGCGTAAAGGAATAGCGACAAATGCCTATTGGTATCACAACCAACACGACGATCCAGGGCCAAACGAAGGTCATCGAAAAAGCGTATCTGTCCGAAACCGATAAGGTTCCGCCGCAGTACCAAAACATCATCGCGACGCTGAGTTCGGATGATCGTCGTCGGTTTGTCACGTTCCTTCCCTACGCCGGCCTTGGTGCGTTCCAAGAAAAGACCGAGGGCATGGCTCCCGCGTTCGACTCGCCGTTCGAAATGATTCCGTTCACGGCGGTCTACAACACCTACGCTCTCGCAGCGATGGTGAGCGAAGAAGCCGAACTCGAAGACCCGATCGATCTCAAGGGCAAGTTGCCGCGTATGCTCGCGAAGGCCGAGCGTAACACCAAGGATTTGCAAATTGCGAATCTTTTGAATCTTGGCTTCTCGCCGACGATGCTCGGCGCAGACGGTCAGCCGCTCTTCTCGACGGTTCATCCGCTCGGTCCGATCGCGACTCCGACCGGTGTCGTCTCGCAGATCGGTCAGACGTTCTCGAACAGCTTGGGCAACTCCGACTTGACGCCGGAAACGCTGCATCAAGGCGAGCTTTTGTTCGAGACGATGCTTGATGATCGCGGGAAGAAAGACAAGCGCACCACGCGTACGCTCGTCGTTCCGCCCAACCTCGACAAGATCGCCAAAGAAGTCCTGGGCACGCCGTACAAGCCGTACACGCCCGACAATACGATCAACACCGAGTATCAGTCGCAAGAACTCTTCACCTGGCGCGATCTCGTCAACCCATTTGCCTGGTTCCTCTTGGGTGCCAAGGGCGAGCCAGACATGGAAGACGACGATTGCCACGGCCTCGCGGTATGGTTCAAGTGGCAGAACAAGGTCAACGCGTGGGAAGATCCCATGACGTCGTCGTTCTTCATCAAGAGCCGCTATCGTATGGCGCTCGGCTTCTGGACGTGGCGTGGAGCCGTGGGCAGCAACGGAGCCGGTGCATAGTCGATGCCGTTTAAGAAAGCTCTCTCTGACCAACAGCAGCAGGCTT